TTCGGCTGCTTTAGTCTTTGTTGGAAGGGGTTGGTTCCCCTTCCCTTTTTTGCCTTAGGCGACGAGCATGTTGTCGACGCGGAAGATGCGGTAGTACATGTTGGTCTTTGCAGTTGCAAGACCATCAGCTGGGGTAGCACCAACGTAAGGGTTGGATACCATGCCGTAACGGGTTTTGAAGCCGATTTTTGGCTGGAAGGTGTTCTCACCAACTGCACGCATCATGGTTAGTGGTACGTATGGGCAGTAGAAGAGACCAGCGTCATAAGGGTTGGTACCCTTGTAGGCTACGGTGACGTAGTCAACAGATGCGTATGAGTCGATGTAGACCTTGGTACGACCGTTGATAACACCAGCGAAGGTATTTCCAGTATCATCCACGTTAAGGTTGGTGGAAAGAGCTGGGGTGTAGTCAAGCATACCAGCAGCAACGAGGGCGGTTGCAACGTCTGCGGAGCAGATTACAACGTTACCACGTCCACGACGGGTTTCTTTTGCGATCACGTGAGCTTCGCGCTCAAGCTGAACAACAAGACCCTTGAACTTCTCAACTGACCAACGACCGTCAGCATCGGTTGAAAGGTCAAAGATACCTTTGTTTGCGATGTTTGCCTGGAGGGCACCGGTTTTAGCCTGAGAGTTGATCGTACGAACAACTTCACGGTTGATTTCTGCAAGCAATTCGGTTGAGAGAATGTTTGCGAGTTCAGTCTCAGCGTCAAGACCATGAATAGCACGGAGGTCCTGTGCGAGTTCGATGGAGTATTCAGCTTTGAGGGCACGTGACTTTGCAGTTACGGAGCTTGATTCGATGGTGAATCCCATTTCAGCGAACTGAGTGGAGCCAGCGGAACCAAGAGCTTCTGCGGAGTCGGTTGTCATACCGGTACCGAAGAGGTTTGTCACACGCTCGTTGTCGAGGTTGGAGTCACCACCGGGGGTAAGACCACCAAGACCGGAAGGACCGGAAGCGAGAGAAGGAGTGGTAACCTGAGTACCAGCCCAGCGAGTGTTAGCTTCGTCGAAGAGAGCTTCGGTAGAACCGGTAGAACCAGCGCCGTAGCGAGACTTCATTGCGAAGATAAGACCGGTTGGTCCAGTCATCGGCTGAACACCAGCAACGTCATACGCCATAAGGTTTGGAGCAGAACGACGAACGAGGGAGATAAGGATAGGATCCCAGTTCTGTGCAGAGGTGGTGTTGTTGGATGGTGCAGCTTCGTTGAGGAAGTTCATTGCTGAACGCTCTTCGTGCATTGCTTTCTGGGTGTTTTCCAGAATAACTGCAGTAACCGTACGACGGTGTGAATCTGCAATCTTTCCACCAGACTGTTCATTCAGTACTGGGGACCACTTTTCGACGAGTTTGTCGTAAGAAATATCAGGACGCATTTAAGCTATTCTCCTATTGGGATTATTTTACGCTCTTGCGGAGCGCGGTTACGTATGCAGCCATGTTCTCTGGAATGTCTACTTCTTCGTCTTCATCAGACTCTTCGTAGGATTCAGCAATAGCTGCGGTTTTCTTTTTCTTGGCACCGAAGTAGGTCTCTTTGATGACAGCCACTTTCTCACGGAAAGATTCTTCATCATCGAAGTCTACACCTTCAGCCAATGCTGCGAGGCGGTCGATCTGAGTATCTGCAAGACCATCAGCCATCTCGAGGATGATTGATTCGCGCTTATACATCTCGAGTTCTTCTCTCATTGCCATTTCGTTTTCGATTTTGGCGTTGAGTTCAGCCTCAAGTGATTCAACCTGTTCTGAAAGGTCGTCAACAAGGTCTACTTTCTCTTCAGGTACGTCGATGTAGGATTCTACGAATAGGTCCTTAAGCGACTTCATGAAGTTCTCTGCAATTTCGGTACGAAGACCGGACTGCACAGCGAGTTTGTTTTCTTCCAGCCAGTTCTCAACAACGTAGTTGAGATAGCTATCAACCTTTTCGACAAGCTCTTCCTGAATGCTGGTCACAGCTTCATCGAGTTGCTCTTCGTAAGATTCTTCAAGGCGCGCAATTTCAGACCGTAGTTTGGACTTGATTGCAGCTTCCATGATGATAGCAGTTTTCTCCTTGAATTCCTCGGAGAGAGTAGCTTCTGATTCAACAAGATCCTTGAGGTCGTCATTGAAATCGTAATCAACATTCTCGAGAACGTCGTTCTCTTCGGTGTTGAACGAATCGACATCAAAATCTTCGTCCATGATTGTAGCGTGAAGCTTACGGAGATCTTCCATTTTCATGGAGTTCATCTTGTTGTAGAGTTCGCGAACGATACCCTTGTCAGCTTTGTTGAAGGTCTTGTCACCACCGGTCTTGTCACCAGGGCGCTTTTTCGCAGGACTAGTAACACGGCCAGCTGCAACGTTCATGTTTGAAGCAGCAGTTGGTGCATTAGCAGGGTCGTGGCCTTCTTCAATGTCGTCGTCCTCATCGAGGTCTTCGTCATCTACATCGCTTTCCAGCTCGTCATCGAAAAGGTCTTCGTCGTCGACTATGTCTTTTCTTGCCATTTGATTGTAATCCTTACAATGTTGTAGTTATGCTCGAGAGGAAATTCATGATTTCAGTCTCCGTCTTCAACTCATCCATAAATTATCAAATAATCCCATTC